TTCCTGCAACGCCGTGTTCGCAAAGCGGCCGGGCGCGATCGACAGACCAAGCGACAGAAGGGCTTCCCGGACCACGGCTCCGTCGCCCGCGGTCAGCGCCATCGGCATCGCCCAGGTATGCTGCCGGCCGTCGCGATCGGTGACACGCACCTGGCGTCCCCAGCTCTCACCGTCGACGCTGCTGGTCGCGGCCACGATCTCGATCGGCGAGCAGACCCACTTCCAGTCATGGGTAGCCTTGCCGCTCTTACGATTGACGTGCGTGATGCACCGCTCCAGCCCGGCGGCCACATGGCGGAAGGACCCGCCCACCTCCTCCGCGGCAGGGGCCGGATAGGCCGGCAACAGGCGCAGATCGGGAATTTCCCGGGCCATCGAGCCGGCGGTCCATCCCTCGGCCTGCGCATCGGCCAGGTCCCAGCCCGCCGGCAGGGGGCCGCCGCGGGGCACGCGCTGCCCGTCCTGCCACCGCCAGGCGCCGATCCGTTCGGGATCGAGCCACAGCACACTGGCCGCGCCCGCGTGGCGCGCCAGCCCGGCCACGGCATCGGCGAAACTGCGGCCAGCGGGATCGGCGTCGGCCGTGACCACGACCGTGCGCCCCGCCAGCGGTGCGAAATCGCTGCGCGCCGGCGACTTTGCGCCGTGCATGGGTGTCGTCACGACCAAGTCCGGAAACAGCGCCGCTGCCCGATCGCGCGTGCGCTCACCCTCGACGATCATCACCACCGCGTCCGGCCGCCGGACGAGCTCGGGCAGGCCGAACAACGGATGCGGCGCATCCTTGATGCCGATGGTGCGCCAGCCCTCCCGGCCGTTGGGCAGTCGACACCAGGTCAGCGGCCGAAACTCCTTCTTCGCCTTGCCCCTGTCGTTGCGCTCGGCCAGGTCCCAGCGGGCGACATACTGCACGAGCTGGCCCCGGGCATCGTGATAGGGCCAGACCTCGGTCGGCCGGCCCAGCTGGTCATGCCGGAAAGCCGCGATGGCCGTGGCCGAGGATGGCACCGGCACGATGGGAGTTGCCTGGGCCGCCCTGGGCTGGATGCCATAGCGGGCGGCCAGCCAGTCGATCGCGCCGGCGAACGTCAATCCCTTGCGGTGCTCGACGTAGGTGATGATGTCGCCGCCGTCGTTGGCGGCGGCGCCGGGATTGTGGTCGAACCAGATCCCGGCCTTGTCGCCCTCCAGCTCCAGGGCGAAGGAGGAACCGTTGCCGCCCTCGATCGAGGCGGCCCGCCAGGTCCGTCCCTTGCGCTGGCCACCGGGCGACAGCTCGGCGGCCAGGCCCGCCGCATCGGCGCGGGCCCGGCGGCGGATATCGTCGATCTCGGCCGGCGACCAGCGGGCGCCATCAGCGCTCACGGCCGCTCTCCCGGCTCGAGCGACAGCTGCATCTGTTCCCATTGCGGAAGCCGATGTCCGTCACCGGCTCCCGGGGCCGGAGGGACCGGGTTCTGTTCCCCTTGTTCCCCTTGTTCCCCATTGCAGAAGTCGATGCCGGCAACGATGTCCGTCACCCGCTCCCGGGATCGCCGGCGCAGCCAGCAGCCCAGAGCCCGGCGACTCACCAGCCGGCGACCCCCGCACACGAACGAGGGCAGTATCCCGTCGCGGAGGGCCTGGCGCACGACCTGGTCAGGGACATCATCGGGGAGCAGGTCGGTGATCTGACGGACCGGATAGCAGGTGATCACGACCTCGCGCTGGCGTGGCAAGCGCTGGTGCGGTTTCTCGACGGTCGATGGAATCTGGACTATGAAGTTCATGGTGTACTTCCTTCGCGCCCCGATCCTTGGATCGATGGGCGCGTTTTTTTGTTCGAGCGGTGTTTTTGACGGGCAGCTGCAGCATCAGTATGCGGCAACTCTTGGCGAGGATGCGGAGCTGATCGGCTGACGATCAGGCGTGGAGATCGGCTCCGTCTGGGCGGGCCGACTCCGGATCCGCCGGCCCTTCAGGTGCGGCGCTCCGTTCAATCCCGCATGTGTGGCAGAAAGCGCGTCCGCTCTCCTGAACCGTCCTTGTGGCGCAATGACAGAACGGGCACGGCAACTGCGCCTCAGCAGGTGTAGTGGCGGTCGTCATGGGCAGCGCCTTTCATCCGTTCTTACGAGGCATCGGCCTTGCCGAGCATCCGATTGAACGGCACCCGCGGCACGAACAGACGCTTGCCGATCCGGATCGCCGGAATTTGGCCCACGGCGATGCCGCTGTAGACAGTTTTAATGTCGGCTTTGAGTATCTTAGCGACCTCCTTCGGGCTGAGGGTTGCGGATTTTACTGACTTGCCCTTGTCCGGCATGACCCTTTCTCCTCCGCCTTTGACCGGAGAACACCTAATCGTTGCGACTTGTGCATAGCAAGATGGTGCTATACATATTGTTAATAGTGAGTTTTGGAGTAACGGATATGGGCAAACGTGGTCCGCAGCCGAACCCCGACAAGCGTCAGGTCGTATCCATCGTGATCGATCCTCGCTTGCGCGCCCGGCTTGTCGCAGCTGCAAAGAAATCCCAGAGCAAGTCGGTCTCGCGGGAAATCGAGCGCCGCCTCGTGGCATCCTTCACCAAGGACGATGCCATCATCGCGCACTACGGCAGCAGGCGAAATCGCGCTGTCCTCAAGCTCGTCGCCATGCTCATGGAGAATTCGGTCGTCGGTGATGAAGACTGGGCAACCCATCCAGATCTTTTCGATCAGTTCATCCGCGCCTTTCTGATGCTGATGTTCACCTGGCGGCCGCCTGGCGATGACAAGCTCGGCGGCGCCATCAGGTACGCGGACCAAATCGAAGCCATGTTCAACACCATCCGCAGCGCGCCAGCGTGGGGCAGGTCGCTGGCCTCGAACCTGAAACGCGATCTCGGCGAACTGGTCGAGCGCGCCTTCATCAAGGAGACGGAGCACTAGAAATGCAGGGCACCATCATTCGGCGGGGCAAGGCGTCGTGGCGACTCAAGTTCGACGCCGGACCCCGCGACCCCGTCACTGGCAAGCGCAAGATGCTGTTCATCACGGTGCGCGGCAAGCGCGAGGATGCCGAGAAGGAACTGCGGCGCCGGCTGACCGCGATCGACAAGGGAATGTATGTCGATCCCTCAGCCCTTACGGTCGCGCAGCACCTTGATACTTGGCTCGACGAGACGTGCCCGCGCACCGTCGCGCCCAAAGCCCTGGAGCGATACCGCGGCCTTGTCCGCAACCAGGTTGTGCCGCACCTCGGCCACGTCAAGCTCCAGAAGCTGCGACCCGCCGATGTCGACGCGTGGCTGAACACCCTCGGTAAGAGCGGGCTGTCGGTGCGCAGCATCCGCCATGCACACGCCGTGCTGCGGACGGCGCTCGCTCATGCGGCGGCCATAGAGCTTCTCGACCGCAACGTCGCCAGCATCATCAAGCCACCCAAGCTGGAGCGGAAGGAAGTCGAGATCCTGACGGCTGACGAGATTGCCGACAGCTTGACGAAGCTGGAAGGCCACTCGCTCTATCCCATCGTTGCGCTGGCGATCGGCACGGGTGCCCGCCGCGGCGAGATTGCGGCGTTGAAGTGGTCCGATGTCAACCTCGACGGCGCGACGCTGCGCGTAGAGCGTTCCCTCGAGCAGACGGCAGCCGGCCTCCGCGTGAAAGCGCCGAAGACGGCAGCCGGCCGACGCACGATATCGCTGCCCGCCTTCGTGGTGACGGCGCTTCGCGAGCATCGCCGCAAGGTGCTGGAGTTGCACCTTGCGTGCGGCCTCGGAAAGCTGCCGGCCGATGCGCCGGTGTTCGGAAATCCTGTCGAGGGCGGCTGGTCGAACCCTTACAGCATCTCCGACCGCTGGCGCGACGCCGTCAAAAGCCGGAAGCTGCCCAAGGTCACATTCCACGCCTTGAGGCACAGCCACGCGTCGGCGCTCATCGCCGCCGGCCTCGACGTCGTGGCGGTGAGCCGTCGGCTCGGTCATGCGAGCCCGGCGCTCACGCTGTCGGTGTACTCGCACCTGTTCGTCAACACCGATCAGAAGGCCGCGGCCGCCATCGACGCCGCGCTAAAAAGCAGGGATGGATAAATTGTTCGCGCTTTGCGCCGGGTGCCAATTGGGTGCCAATTCGGGGGTCCGAAGCAAAAAAAAGCCCATATTACGGGGGTTTTTTTGGCGTCCCCAACGGGATTCGAACCCGACTAGGCGCATTCCGTTGCAAGCCGTCTTGAGCCGAAAAGCCCCGTTTTATAGGGGTTTTTTGGCTGACGACCGTCAGCCAAATCCGTCTGATTCCACCCTGTTCCGTGATGTTGGGTGCCAATTTGGGTGCCAACTTTTCCCTGCCAGAATGGCGGCCACTCCTCTCAGTGGGGTTAAGCCGCCCGGATCACCTTGCCGGGGATCTCCGCCGGTGACGGACATCGTTGCGGACATCGATTTTTGGGTGGGGAACGTGGGGAACGTGGGGAACAAAGTCGCGAGGCCATTTCATGCCGGCGCCCGGCGGCTGGACGGTGTGCTCCGCGGTGCTATCCTCGCCAGGAGACGGGGATAGGCCGGCCGGCCGACACGAGGGTACCGCACCCTCTTCCCCTTCCGTCCTGCGGCCGGCGCCAGCGCGGAGGTGCCCCATGGCGAAGTCGTTCACCCTAGCTTACCGACCGGGATGTGATCCGGCGCGCACAGAGGTGGTCGCCGTCGGCGACATCGACCTGGGCCACGACATCTTTCCAAGCGACTGGGTGCTCTACGTCCACAGCCCGGCCAGCGGCGTTGACGACGACGCCATCGATACCATCGCGCTCTGTACCCTGATGGATGGTCGACGGGTGGTTGGCATGCTCCACCGCAGCGCGTCGCCCGGCCTCTGGAACGTGCACGGCCCCGGCTTTCGGCTGATGTTCGACCTCGAGCTGCGCAACGCCGTGCGCGTGCGTGCGGCAATGCCCGGGGACCTCGCACGTGCAGGAGGAAGCCAATGACGGAGCCCAAGCGGTTGAAGGTCGTGGAGAAGCAGGATAGCACGGAGCGCGAGCTTGCCTTCTTGACACTGTTCCGCTGCTTCGATGCCACCCGGCAGGACGAGATCCTCGACATACTAAGCGCGATGGCTCGGCACAAGCGCCCAAGGACGGCGCCTCATGAAACGATGCCCGCCATGGACCGGACCACGCTCGAAGAGCGCCTGAGGCAGGCCGACGAACACATCGCCATCGGCGAACGGCATATTGACCGCCAGCGCCGCCTCATCGCTGAAATGGCACGCGAAGGCCAGAAGGCCGATGAAGCGTTGCGTGTGCTAGGCACACTAGAGGCAGGGCTGCGAGCGGAGATCGCCGACCGCGAGCGGCTGCGCTCCGAACGCGATGGCTCGGCACAAGCGCCCGAGAAGCCGTCGTCGCCATCCCCTTCATGAGATCCAGCGCCGTTGAACGACCAACTCGTCCCCCCCCCGCCCGACGAAATGGGGACAGGCCGTCAATGAGGGGGCAGAGCATCGGGTTCTCGCGCAACCCGTTCCTGCCGTCCCCGACGAAATGGGCTGGCACGTGCAGGAGGAAACCATGGCTGGTGAGCCACCCGAGCTGCAGGACCATTTGATGGCCACTGGCTTCGTGTCGATGGTGTTCATGACACAGATGATCGTCGAGCTGGCACGGACCCAGCCAGATCCGCTGGCATGGGCACAGCAGTTTGTGGCGCGGCTCCATGAAAGGATCGACGCCAACGAAGAACGGATGGATGACCGCCGCTACCCGGTCCACGAGCTCGCCCGGTCCCAAGTCGATTCATTGGGGCGAGACCTGACGCGCATCCTGCAACCCCGGTAGACGCGCTCAGCACCGCCGGCAACCCGTGGGATAGCTAATGACAATCATCCATTTGGACCTAGTCAAGGCATTGAAGGAAAGCAAAGCCGCGCGCCAGGAGATTGAAGCCGTCGCTCGCCAGACGCTCGCGGAGATGCTGGCCTGCGACGTGTCGCAGCTTGATGGACGGCAACTTCGCAGGGCGCGCGACGAAATCCTTCACTTCAAGCTGATCTTGGCGACGCTCTCGCCGGCGGGCATAGAGGTGGTCGAGAAAATGGTGCGCGAGACGGGGCGCGTTCTGACATCGGAAGACCTAGACGCGGCTACGGCTGAAATTGCCCGGCGTGTCGGGCTGCGCATCACGTTTGCCTAGGAACCCGTGAGCGCCTCAGGCACCGGTGGCAAGGGAGGACACATATGGCAGAGCCGAAGAAGCCGTTGACGGTGGTGGAGGAAGCGGACGAGGTGAAGGAGTTGTACGACGCCTTGCATACGGAGCTGGAGCGCCTGGATCAATGCCAGCAATTGCTGGAGCACCTGTTCATTAGACAGGATGACGACGACGATGCACGCCGGCGCCTGAGTGACGGCGGTAATTATCTGGTCACGGCTTGTTTCAAGATGCATTGTGGCGCGGCGATGGACGCGGCCGAGAAACTCGAAACCCTGCTCAAGATCCGATAAGCGGCGCCTCGAGCATGAACCACAGCAGGCGAAGCCCGCACTATCACCATCTGGATCAGATCGTCAGGAAACCGCCCGGTCGCTCGTCGGTGTCGTAGACCGACCGGCTGGTCCCGGTGGTCGGGCCGGCCAGCGCCATCACCAGCGCGTCAATGCCGTCGATCTTCTTCGGCGAGTCCTGGTGTTCCTTCTTCGGGAGGATCGATCCGTCGACCCGTCGTGAGACGACACAGTTGCTCGCCATCCAGGTCAGCACGGGATTGCCGTCGAAGCGGAACTTGCCGATCTCGACCAGCGACTCGAGCAGCTTCGCCGGCTCGCTGTAGGTGGCGGCCTTCTTCGCCACGATCTCGACCGGCAGACCATCGCCGACGAGATTGGCCGCGATCGACGCGCTGCCATAGTGCTCGATCCGGATCTTCTCGACCTGGAACCGCTCGCACAAGGAGCGGATCTCCTCCTCGATCACACCGTGGTCGATGAAGTCCCCCGGGGTCGTGGTGATGAAACCCTGCTCGGCCCAGATCACGTAGTGAGTCGTGGTCCGGTGGGCGCAGACCTCGACCAACTGCTCGGGCAGGAAAAACCGGCTGAAGGCCTGGTAGAGGCCGTCGCGCTCGAAGAGGATCACCAGGGCGGCGACATCGTTGGTGTCGGCCAGGTCGACGCCGATCCACGCCGGCGCATCGGCGAAGTCACCGATCTGCAGGGACGGATCGGCGCAGGCCTTCCAGCCTTCCATCGACAGCCAGGCGGCATGGGCGTTCTGCCACTGGCACAGCCGCTTGGTCATGAACTCGCCGGCGCTGGCCGGTGAGTTGCGCGCCTGGCGGGCGTAGGACCGCAGCTTGTCGACGTCGACCGACACGCCGAGGTTGGGATTGGCCTTGGGCCAGCAGCCTTCGTCGAAGGGCTGGTCGCCCTCGTCGATGGTGTAGACCACGCCGAAGTAGATCTCGTCGGACAGGACCTCCTCGAGGATCTTGCAGATGTAGCTGCGTTGCTCATAGGCGACGCCGGCGGTGTTGTAGCCGGCCGTCGTGATGTACCAGCCCAGCGGATTGCGGCGCGCGCCGGTCGCCGAGCGCAGCACGTCGAACAGGGAGCGGTCCCTGTGGGCATGGACCTCGTCGACCACCGTCAGGGAGGGATTGAGGCCATCCTGGGCGCTCGACTTGCTGTTGATCGGCTGGATCGACCCGTTGTTGCGGTGGCAGACGATGGCATTGGCCATCGGCTCGAGCTCGAAAGTCCGGCACAGGGCCGGGGTCGCCCGGGCCATCTTCGCGGCGACGTCGAAGACGATGCGGGCCTGGGCCCCGCTGGTGGCAGCGCATTTCACCTGGGGACCGACCTCGTCCTCGCAGGTCAGGCAGTACAGCGCCACGGCACTCGACAGCGCCGATTTTGAATTCTTGCGCGCGACCTCGATGTAGGCCTGCTCGAACCGGCGACCGCCATCGTTCTTGCGGCGCCAGCCGAACACCGTCGACAGGAGCCAGATCTGCCACGGCTCCAGCCTGATGGTACGGGTCGCCCAGCGTCCCTCGACGTGCGGCAGCTTCTCGATGAAATCGCAGACGTTGCCGGCGTGCCACGGATCCCATCGGTACGCCCAGTCCGGATCGCTGACGGCGCGCTCCAGATCCTGCTCCTGGCGACGACAGGCGAGCTTCGTCCACTTGCCGGCCACGATCCGCCCGGCGGCAACATCCTGGCAGTAGGTCCGCGCAAGGGAGGCATAGTCGCGCCCGAACAGCGGCGCAGCCGAAGGCCCCGCGGGCCGTTTCCTGTTCCGCCCGGTCGTCCGCGTGTCCCGGTCAGGCATGGCCGGCCTCGGCGATCGGCGACTTCGGCATGTTGGCGGCAAACAGATCGCCCTGGCCGGCGGCCGCCGGCGAGCCGACCTGCGAGCTTGGCGTGTCGTAGAACGACGCGGCGAGCCCACGCCAGGCATTGACCGCCGCCATCGATGGCGTGTTGCCGCGCCGCCACTGGTCGATCAGCGCCGCCTCCAGCGCGCAGAATTGCGCCAGCGCCGCCTCGCACCCGGCCACGCCCTGGCCGCGCCGGCGGTAGACCTCGAGCTTCTCGTGCCAGAGCTTTGCCGCCCGTCCCTTGAGCCATGTCGGCTTGACGAGCTCGCCGTCGATCGGCGGGACCAGGCGCTCACGACGCCGGCAGGGCTGCGCCGTGCCCTTCAGGGCCGACATTTCCGGAGATTGCGGTGGCGGACCTCGGCGAGCCATCACTCACTTCCTAGCAAGCCCTTGTTCCCGCTGACAAAAACTTGCACGACCAAAAAATCGGGGTACGGACCGGTCGCATCGCGAGTCACAAACTTTTCGATCCCCCCTGGGGATCTGGTCAGGCGCCAGGTGACGACGTCGACGTCGATCGACGCTCCAGCGATTGCTTCCGGGAGGTGTGGCAGGGCGACAGCGCCATCGCCTGCCAGTTGCCCCTGTCCCAGAACAGACGCCGATCGCCGCGATGCGGGACGATGTGGTCGACCATGTCGGCGCGCCGGCCGCAGCCGCAGGCGCAGTACTGGTTCTGGGGTAGCGCGAGGAAGGCCTTGCTCTCGACCTGCCAGCGCCGGTCATAGCCGCGCGCCCGCGCCGACGGCCGGCGCCGGTCGGCCTCGGCCTTGCGCCGGCGCTGGCATGGGCACAGCTCGCCGCTGCGGACCGCAAGCCCGCAGCCGCAGACATGGGGCGGACGCATCGGCATCGCACGTCAGACCGCGCACTTGAGCTTGCGGAAGGCTTCGGTCCTGATCGGCAGACCACCGACGCGCCGACGGCAGTGGAAGCGCGTCAGGCCCTTGGTCGCCATCGTGTAGGGATCGCGCAGGATCGCCAGCGCCACGCGGTCATAGATGCGGTAGCCGCTCATGAAATCCGCGAACACGAGCGGATAGGCATTGGCCGCCTGGTTGGGCATATCGATCGATTCGACGATCGGCCGGCCGAGCACCGTCTCGGGTTGGCCAGCGGCCAGCGGCGGCTGCCACAGGTACTGGCCCTGCAGGTCCTTCAGCTTTCGGATCGCGGCGATCGTCGTGCCGTTGGCCGTCCATCCGCCGCGGCTGCGGTAGAACGCGGG